GAGATTTGAGACTAGATTGATCTTTACGAATATCGCATCGGCTAATCGTGCTCCCAATTCTTGTTCGATCATCCAATCGGATGCGTGTTTAACGATTCGGCGTATTTCTGGCGTGCCGCCAGATACAGAAATTGAAGTGATAGTTTTTATCTATATCTCCTACATTTTATTATAGAATGGCATTTTCTCTCTTTCTTCTTCAACCATATCGAATGTTTGTTTGCGACGGGTGGCGATTTGTCTACGTTTCTTGTTTTCTTCGATTCTTCGAGAATTTTCCGCGGAATCATCATAGTCATTCCATTCGCGGCAACCCTTGCTCTTCCAAGTCTTAGACATATTTTTATACCTTAAGCCCCGAGAAATCTTTTCGACCCATTTTCTTAGTAGTCCATTTCATACTATCATCTTCCTTTGCTCTTTGTCCAAATCCTGTACTATCCATTAGCGGTTTATCTTCGTTCATGACACCCTTCTGTGCAGATTCGTCTAAATCATACAAACGCATCTTTGGTTTATCGATGCCAACAACGAAACGTCGATTGATGGCAGGATCCGCATACCTATTTTTCAGCTGCTTAATCATAATCTGATCTAGATCTTGAAGTTCCTCGGTAGAAATAAGTGCAATCATAAAATCCGCAGTAGCTGGAAGACCAAATGATTCTGATGTATCCTCAAGACCCGGATCTGAATTAGAATTATGTGTCAGGATATCATTCGCATAAAAGTAATGATTTCCAGAAACCTCTATGTCGATAGATTCCAATTCTCCGATTTTCGTAATGCTAACAATCTTATCTGGCTTCATGATATTTTCTTTCTGAGAAAGACCCAACAGAGTTATTTAGTCTTATGTTGTAATTGCCGAGTCGGCATAAGCGTAAACTATAAACTATTTTCGAATCAACAACATATCCCCAACAACCATCCCAAAGTTTAAGGAAGAGTCTCCCTTTGTGGTTGGAAACACATGTTCCTGACTACAAATGATTTCTTTTCCCGATTCAGTTTTAATCTTAAACATTGTTCTTTTAGATATCGGAAAAACTTTGGTTACAACATTATATCCAGTATCGGAAAGAATATTATCCCCCACCTTCACCTTAGAAATTTCAATAGGATTTCCATCAACAATCACTGCAGAGTCCAACGCCAAACAAAATCCAGATCTAGTTGTTTGCGTAGCCGAAACGATCGGAACATTTTTCTCGACAGCAAGACCACGAATCTCTTCAGCAATGGCTTTGATGTAAGAATAGCTATTCACGTTCGAACCTTGCTTAATCCGAGAAGACATACAGATATTAAGGTAATCGATATAGATGATGTCTGGCTTGAACGAACGCTTCAGATTTAGCTCATTAATCAAATGACGAAAGTGCCCAACATGCGCGGAAGCTGTGGGATATTCCTTGATAATAAGTTTGCCAGAAGTTCTCGCACGCATCCGATCCACTTTAGCGTCGTATGCATCCTTCGCCAATAGAATCAACTGATCAATTGGTGTGTTTAGAAGATTTGCGTCAATTCTTTCGGCGATCTTTTCTTCCGCCATCTCTAAGGTGATATACAGAACATTCTTACCGAGAACCATATTCGCAGCTGCCATATGGCACATGGCAAGAGATTTTCCAGCTCCCGTTCCCGCCATAATGATGTTCAGTGATTTTCTCGAAAGACCACCTCGCGTTATCTTGTTAAAGAATTCAATATCAAACGGAATCTTCTCCTCAACGCGATGATAGAAATCATATCGAATATCAGAATCTTCAAGAAAATCATGACCAATATGAGAGTCGAAAGAAATAGCCAATGCGTCTGTCAAGACACTTGGGATAGCGTTCTTATCCAGACCCTTGTCCTTACCATCAAGAATCTTAATGCTTTCCATGATCGCATTATAGATCGCACGGTCTTGACAGAAAGTTTCAGTATTCTGTATAAGCCAATCCTTATCTACAGGATCTGGCTTAGTCAGACCATCGATCATCTTCACTGCATTTGCAAACTCTATCTCACCAAGCCCGATTCTCTTTGAGAGCTCTATCTGAAGAGCTTCGCGAGTTGGTAGGGAGTTGTACGAAATCATGAAGTTATTGATTTCAGAAAATACCAGCTTATCGCCAGCTTCCTGAAAATACTCATCCTTAAGAAAAGGAAGAACCTTTCTAGCAAAATCGTCATCATATAGAACGTGAGAAAGTATTGTATTTTCGATAGACACGATATGTGTTCCTTCAGGCACTAATTAAAGTATATTATACCCTATTTCTGATCAGATGTCAAGGGGAAAGTGAAGAATTGTTTAGTTATTCCGAAGAATAACTTCTCGTCGGTGGCTTCCACTCTTTATCGGGAGCCGGATCGATCCAAGATGCGTCGTGTCAGAGACCGGGACACCGCAGGGCAGCAGCATCCCGGTCGCCATCAGCAGCGCCTCAGAGTCACACGCTGCTCATTCGTCAGCACGATGGACCGGTCTTCACGCGAGATTGCATTCATCAGTTCACATCTTGATTGAGTAGGAGCGAGACGAAGATAATTGTTCCAGGCTCTCATCGCTTCTCCAAAAGAAACAGGTACTCCGTTACATATGTGCTTCGATTCTTCAAATTACGACTAGCGCGATACGTGTTGTAGTTCGTCTCTAGTGTGGTCAACTTGCCAACCGCCTCAAGCTCATGAACGAACTCGTCTTTCTTGATAAACCCTTCGCCGTTGTACGAAATTAGGAAAAACTTGGCGTTGAGATTGCGGATGATGGAAAGCAATGCGTTCTTCGCCTCAGATTTCTTGTTGAACGGACTACGGTTCCAGTCAACTGGAATGCCACTTATGCTGCTGTATGAAACCGGGCGCTGATAATCATTAATCAAATTAAGCATGAAATAGTTCGATCCGTATGGATGCTGGTTATAAGGCGGATCGATATAGGCGAGGTCGAACTCTTGCCTATTTTCTTTGGCGAGCCCAACCGAATCCTGGCATAGAATCTGATAGTCGCATTCGTAGCGGGAAAGTGTGGGCAAATGCACACAAATCTCGCCGAGAATGCGCTTGAGGGCGTTGGCAGCTTCACCCCCGAACGCTCCAATGCCTTGTTGATTCTTGTAAAACCCTTTGAACACTCCGCCCGTGTTATTGTGAATGGAAGCTCCTACGAGCAATGGACCGAGGAAAAACTTCTGAATCGGAAGCGGCAGCGAGGCAATATGTTGGCGAGTGGTATCGATGTATTCGGCGTTGCGTCGCGTATAGAAGACCCTCTCGCCCGGCTGAATGTCGGCATCGTCTTTGGGGGCGTATAGTTCAGAAATGAACCCCGTCCGCCAGTCCTTAACGATCTTGTCTTGGAGATCTTTGAGGTGCTTGGTTAGAGTAGAAATGTTCACTTCGCTCTGGTTCGCCAGATAGCAAGAGTTCACGACTTCAGTATACTTTTCAAAATCGTTCGAAATTAACAGGCGTGAGTGCTGTTTCATGAATCGGGACACGACGCCACTTCCAGAGAAGAGATCTATAAAGTCCATTTTGTTTCGTCCGAGTCGAGACTTCACTTCGGCTACGCCTTGCCCAATGAAGGGTAACAAACCGCGCTTGTTCCCGATGTAAGTAATCAGCTCTCTTTTCAGATAGTCGGCGTTCTCTTTATCGATATTGTCAAGCGCAAGCTGCATTCGCTTGCCTTATCGTCAAATCATCGATGTTCATAGGTAACTCCCGTTACTAGTACTAGGTTAAGTTGGACGCTCTAGGTCTTCGCGAACTAGTCTGGCGTACCCCTCTATGTCCATCCAGTGATCCGCGAATTTGTCGCTGCGGATTTCTACGATGGGCTGGCCAAACCATACTTCGCAATCCTTGGCAAACCGGTCGTTGTCGGGATGCTCGCTGGCAATAACATTCCTCGCAATGACAACCCTGTCGTCGTACTTTGCCAATGGTCGCAACTGCGCTAGGTACGCCACAAGAAAACAGTGAAACGATGCGGGTCATTCGGATATCCTCATTCTACAGAGTAGCTTCTCGTCGGTGGCTTCCACTCTTTATCGGGAGCTGGATCAATCCAAGATGAGTCATGCCAAACCAGTCGATTGTTTGGGTAGGCAATCCAAGGTCCATCATCCAACGCAATCACATGATGGTTTTTGTGCTGGTCTGGAACTTCGCTCCAGCCGGTCTTCATCCAGTCGATCGTGAGCAGGTATTTTCCCTTTCGAATAACCTTGTCGCGCCCGAGTGCTGTGACTGTCATATTTTTCAGAAACGCAAAGCTATGCACTGCGAAGTCATAGCTGTAATTATCCCACCAAACCGATTGTTCTACAGACAGTGGCTCACAAGGCTTGCTGCAAATCTTATGAATCGGAACTCTAGCCCACTGAGCGCCAGATTCCAACATGACCTGAAACATCGGCACTCTTGCCGGTTCGGCTCGGAAACCAAAAATTACTGCAGGAACAAACTCGCCGATGTGAGCAGTTTCGTTGTAAAGAAATTCTCGACGAATGAACGCCTCTAAGTAAGGTGTGTCGGCAACAAGATTCATTATTCCGCCTCATTTAGTTTGAAAAGTGGCTCCGTGGGAGGGATTCAAATCCCGACCCGGTCGAAATTCCTTCGTTTTAGGATGTAGACTTTACGTTATCCATATTCTCTATCAGGTGAAACAGTATAGAACACATAATACCTTCGAGCTCTTTGATATCCAGATTATTTCTCAAGCTATCATCGATAAGTTCATATTCAAACATCAATGGAATATCATTTTCGCCAGTATCCTCGCCGACGCTCACCTTTGTATAGTGATATTCAATGCCGACGTATTCTCCCCCGACGATTCTTATGCACGCAAAGTCTTTAGCAGTATCGTGATTGAATATCTCATACTTCGGCGGAGTCGGAAGATTCATCACTGACTTCAACTTCTTCTGCGCTTCCATACTTGAACTCCTTTGCGGCAGCTTCGTCTAGCTTTGTCAAAATGTCTTTGGTATAATACTTCTCTGGGTCTTCATCGATGTTCTTACCAAATACCTTAGAACCATCTGGCATCTCAAATCGAGTGCCTGTCTTCTTGATAACACCATACTTCTCAGCAAGATCCAAGAGACCATAGTAACGATCCAGCCCACGAGCATAAGACAACTTCACGTCCACCATCTTATGTTCTTTGGTGAAGCGGCTCTTATCCATCTTGCAGTGAATGATATTGCCG